CAAGATTTGATACGTTTAAATCCTAACTTAGCAAAAATGTCCGCAGGATTGAAAGACGGTTCAGTTACCCAAGATGAGTTTATGGCAGAGATTAGAAAAACTGCAAACATGGCCGACAACTTAACTGATGCTCAGAAAACACAGTATTCAACACTAGCGGCAATGGGCAGTGGAATTGGTAGTGCTATTATTGAAATTATGGGTTTGCAAAATGCTGGTGCAAAGTTATCTGAAGCACAACAAGCACAAGCAGATGCTGAAGAATCAAGATCAAAAGCAACAGCAGATTTTGAACGTGTACTACAAGAATCAAAAAACAAAATCATGGACGGATTGATTACATCAGGTATATTTGATACAATAGCAACAACACTTGGATCATTTACTACATGGCTAGCAAGTCCAGACGGTACAAAACGAATTGAAGATTTTGTTGGAACTCTCTCAACTAAATTTAACGAACTAATTACAGCCTTTAAAGAAGGTAAACTTATGGATCTTCTTAAAGGGTATGTTAAAGATGGCTTAGCAGGACTAGGTGGCGTCATTGGCGGATTATTAGGCGGAATATTTGGCGGTAGTGCTGAAGAGGAAGAAGTAGGACCAGACGGTAAACCTGTTGCTTCAAAAAGCGGCGGCGGCGGAATGTTTGCTGGAATGGACGGAGCATTAGAAAAATTAGCAGGAATGGTAATGGTAGGTGGTGCAGTTTATCTTGCTATCAAAGGGTTCCAAACATTACTTGGCGGATTTGCAAATCCAACAGTTATATTAGGCGCAGGTGTACTAGCAGGATTATTAATTGGTACAGGCGCGGCAATTGCACTTGCAGGTAAAGGTATTGAAGCGGCTGGTACAGGTGTATCGAGTGTTGCCGATGGCATTGAGCGCATGGCCGCTGTTAAAGACACTGCAAACTTAACTAACATTGCAACAGCATTAGGAGCAATTGGTAGTGCTATGCTTAAATTTGCGGCAGCAGAAATGGTATCGGGTATAGGTAGTTTATTTGGCGGCGACAATATATTTGACACAATGGTCACAGGCATTAACAAGTTTGCAGGTATTGATGCAGTTGCAATTACAAATGTTGCTAGTTTAGCAGGCACAGGATTATCAGATCTTGGCGATGCAATGATAAAACTGGCGGCAGGCGGAATTATAGATAGTATTGGTAGTTTCTTTGGAGCAAGTTCACCATTTGAAAAAATGGTAGCCGGTATTAACGAATTTGCAAAAATTGACGGCACAGCAGTGGAAAACTTAACAGCATCATCAGGTGGTTTAGCAGGATTAAAAGAGTTTGCTGATGGATTAGATGCTAATAACGTAGAAAGTTTTGCAACAGCAGTTGATAAATTAGTAGATTCCCTGAGTGATCTAAATGGTGAACTTTCTAAAGACAACAATGGATTCTTTAGCAAAGGCACTGGAACAAACGCAGGATCCGTTCTTGGAGGCGGATCTGGCGGCGGGGGCATAAGTAATAGTAACATACAAGCATTAATCACACTTATGCGCGAACAAAACCGATTAACAAAAGCGTTAGTCGATAAGAATCCAGAGAGTGCATATTAAGGACAGACAATGAGTTGGAAGAAATATTTTACACCAGTAGCAACAGGCGACAACCCAGGAGGAAATTATAGTCCTTTAGGTGGCGGACGCGACGGCGGTGGCATGGCTGGACCAGCACGTTCTAATTATTCAAGTTACTTGCCTGATGTGTATGTTGGCGCTCCTAATAGAGTTGAGCGTTACGGGCAATATAATACAATGGATCTAGATTCAGAAGTTAATGCCGCATTAGACATCCTAGCAGAATTTACTTCGCAAAAAAATGCACAAAATAAAACACCATTTACATTAGATTTTAAGAAAAAAGCAACTACATCTGAAACAACTATTTTACAACAGTATTTGCAACAGTGGAACAAATTACAAAAGTTTGATACTCGTATGTTTAGAATTCTACGCAACGTGTTTAAATACGGTGACCAATTCTTTATTAGAGATCCTGAAACTAAAAAGTTATTTCATGTTGACTCAGCAAACGTAGCGAGAATTATTGTTAACGAAAGCGAAGGCAAAAAACCGCAACAGTACGTAATTAAAGATTTTAATTTAAACTTTAGAGACATGGTTGCTACAACTCCTTTTCAAACAAACGGAAATGTTACTGGTGGCGGCGATGGTTACTTAACAGGTGGCGTCCGTGGCATGGTAGGTAGTGTTCCTAAGCAAAGCGGAAGTAGATTCCAAGAAGGCGAAGGCGAAGTTTCTATTGATGCAGAAAATGTTGTGCATCTAAGTTTAAGCGAAGGGTTAGACAATAACTTTCCTTTTGGTAACAGTTTACTTGAAACTATTTTTAAAGTTTATAAACAAAAAGAATTACTTGAAGATGCAATCATCATTTATCGAGTTCAAAGAGCGCCAGAGCGCAGAGTATTCTACGTTGATGTGGGTAACATGCCATCGCACTTAGCGATGCAATTTGTAGAACGTGTTAAGACGGAAATTCATCAAAGACGAATCCCATCGGCAACAGGTGGAGGCACAAACGTCATAGACAGTTCATACAATCCTCTGTCAATCAACGAAGATTACTTTTTTCCACAAACTGCTGAAGGACGTGGATCTAAAGTTGAAACACTACCAGGTGGTACAAACTTAGGCGAAATTGATGATCTTAGATACTTTACTAATAAGTTAGTACGTGGATTACGTATTCCGTCAAGTTATTTGCCAACAGGAGCAGATGATTCAGCGGCTCAATACAATGACGGTCGTGTAGGAACAGCATATATCCAAGAATTAAGATTTAATACATACTGTGAAAGACTTCAAGGATTATTAATTGAAGATTTAAATCAAGAGTTTAAACGCTACTTACTTGAAAAGGGTGTTAACATTGATACAGCAATGTTTGATATTAGATTCCAACCACCACAAAACTTTGCAAGTTATAGACAAGCAGAAATTGACAATGCACGTATTCCAACATTTACACAAATGAGTGCAATACCATATGTTTCAAATCGTTTTGCTATGAAACGTTACTTAGGACTATCTGAAGAAGAAGTTGCAGAGAACGAACGTTTGTGGCGTGAAGAGAATGATGAGAATATACAACCACTGCCAACAGATGCAGGTGGTGAACTTAGAGGTGCTGGTGTTAGTGGAGCAGGCATTGAAGCAGATATGGCCGGTATGGAAGAAGAAGTACCAGGCGGTGAAGCACCAATTGACGGAGGTGCTGATACAGCACCAGAAACAGCAACAGGTGGAGAAGGTGTACCTCAAGACGGCGCAACTGACGTAACGGTATAAATAACAGTATGATACTTAGAGAACTTTTTTACTTTGACAAAGAAACACTTGAGCCTGTAGAGGACAATAGTTATTCTGCTAGGGATGACCAATCACCAGTAGACATTAATTCAACACGTAAAACTCGACTCACACTTCGCCAGATTAATCGTGCAAGATTAGCCGCAGATGTACATAAGGAAGAGCAAGAGAAAGACTTGCATTTTGTTAGACAAATGTATGGCATCGCCGCACAAGCAGAGGCCGGAGTATGATAATTGAGCATAGCCTTTGTATTAGGTAACGGTACTAGCCGGTCCTCTATACCTTTAAACCCCCTAAGAAAATTCGGAACTATATATGCTTGTAATGCAGTATATAGAGAATTCAAACCTGACTACTTAGTTGCAGTTGATACAAAAATGGTCAACGAAATTGTACAACATAGGTATCAGTTAGAAGGTCAAGTTTGGACAAATTATAATAAATCATATGAGCGTTACACTGGACTTAATTATTTTGAACCAAGCAAGGGTTGGAGTAGTGGTCCAACAGCATTAGACCTTGCAAGTAGTCACGGACATAAAACAATATACATATTAGGATTTGACTATCAAGGAATAGGTCCTGAATACAAACGTGTAAACAATTTATATAGTAGTTCGCCTAATTATAAACGTGAACACGATACAGCAACTTACTATGGCAATTGGTTACGCCAAACGACTACTGTTTTTCAGAAAAATAACGAAAAGAGATATATAAGAGTAATAGTAAATGATAAAGGATTTATTCCAGAACCATTTGCAAACTTTGCTAACATTTCGCATGTTACAATGGAAGATTTTGCTAAATCTTTCAATTTTGGCCTTGTAAAATAAAAAAGGCTCATTTTTAGCCTATATCTACGTACTTTTCTGTATAAATAGTAAATACTAATGACAGCCTTACCGTAAGGTAATTTAATTTTAACAGGAGACGAAAATGGCAGATCTTAACAAATTCGAGAGTATGCTCGAAAAACTAGTTAACGAAGATCGCGCTGGCGCAGAAGAAATGTTCCACGAGATTGTAGTTGAAAAATCAAGAGAAATTTATGAAAATCTTTTAGAAAACGATCTAGAAGATGATAAAGACGACGACAAAGAAGTTGATGAGTCGAGTGATGACGAATCAGTAGACGAGTCGGACGAAGACTTAGACGAAGCAACTGACGAAGAAGTTGACGAGTCAAGCGATGATGAAGAAACCAAAGAAGGTTTTGACATGAACGAATTCGAAGTTGAACCAATGCCAGAAGCAGATCCAGCAGACGATATGATGGCTGATTTGGAAATGGGCGATGATGAAGAAGGCGACGATGCTCCAGAGGGCGACGAAGACTTAGAAGATCGCATGGTAGACTTAGAAAAAGAATTAGACGACTTACGTCAACAATTTAATGACGAAATGGGTGCAGGCGACGACGAAGGCGACGACGAAGAAGCAGGCGACATGGGTGACATGGAAGTTGATGACGAAGAAGATGATGACGATTCAGAAGAAGAGTCATTTGATCTTGGCGTAGAAGAAGCAACTGATGAAGAAGTCGAAGAAGGCGATAAGTCAGAAACTGAAACAATGCGTGAGTATGTTGAAAAAGTAACTGCTACAATGGGCGATAACGGTGCAGACACCAAGTCAACTGTTGCAAGTGCAAACAACATGGGCGGAACAGCAAGTAACTTAGTTGCAGGCGGCGAAGCAGACTCAAAAGGTACAACAGGTGGCTTAGCGGCAAACTCAAGTAAAGAAGATAACATGGGTAACATCAAC